GGGCACGTGCGTTAATCCGTAAACCTGAGATGTTATACAAGCATCTTTTAGTTGGAACTGAGCATCGCGGGGAGGAAGGCGCAACCTACTTTAGCCGCGCGGATATTGAGGCTGCGCTTGAAAGAATTAGACAGGTAAACCCAGACGCGGCAAAGAAGTGCTACATCGAAAGATATTACATGATGGATAATGATGAAAACATTAAACCTTGGGAGAAGCGTCTTGTTCAAGCTTCAACAGATCTTATAGATACACGTTGGGCTGCAGGCATGGTTCCAGTTTGTCCGATGTACTCGTTTGGTAACCGTGCGATAGTTCGTAAGCGTATGCCGATTGACGTAGGTCCAATTGAGGCGCTTGACCCAACCGCAACAGTGATTCCGACGATGCAGGATGTAGCTGAACTTGCGGCGACAGAAAAGAAACGTGCGTGGGTGCTTGGAGCTCTCATGCCACATGACGGCTGGTTAGAAAGAAAGACACCTACCTGGCCGGTTGAGATCGTGGGAAGTCGTAAGCTAATTAAGAAACTAGGCGGGCAGAGGTTTGACACTGAGAAGGACGTACTTGAGTTTTACAACAGACACTGGGGAATTCTTTCTCCACCGTATCCGCACGCTGGATCCGGTTGGTGGCGTAGTCGCTTCCTGTACGCGGCTCACGTTGGATCAATTCTTGTCACCGACAAGGGTGAGGGTGATCCACTAGGTGATCCTTATAAGCTAAAGATCGCGGACGTTGAAAAGATGTCCACCGACGATCTAGCCACAACTGCGCTCGCGCAACGAAACGCACTTGCACCTTACATTCCACCCTATGACAAGTTCGTTGAGCACTGCAATAGAATTATTGAACGTGCGGTTGCCGAGGACAAGGGCGTTAAGCTAAACGCAGACGGGACACGTGCATGAGTAAGATTCTTTTAACAGGAATGTCCGCACCGCACGCGTCTACAGACGCAAATAGAAGATCACTTTCTTTTGCAAGTCTACTATCACACGTTCTTTCAACTCAGGGGCACGAGGTTGTTCAAACAGATCCGGAGATATCCTGGGAGGAATCTGATCTAAACGAGTACGATCATGTTCTTGTTGGGTTAAGTCCTCTAACAAGCTTAAGTGCAAACCGCGTCTACGGTGCATTAAATATCATCGACGTTCTACGTGACTCAGACAAGCTTGCGCTCTACATTGACGCACCTGAGCCTGTAAGGATTACCGCAAGCCTTCGCGCGATGACAAAGAATCCGCAGAACATGACAAAGCCGTTCTATTCATATCGCAAAGGTTACATGCACGCCAATACACCTAGTGTTCTTGACGACCTTATGGGCGTGGTTGATTATCTATTAAACGATACGTGGCCAACAACCTTATATCCGTCTCTTCCATGGTCCGGAACCGGAAAGGTTATATCTCAACTGCCAACCAACGCGGCCGCGTCTATAAAAGGTATAAACCTAGATTCGTATATACTTACGATGCAGGACCCTATCGAGATTGAACGTCGTGAAAAGTGGGTAGTTGAAAACTTCTCAACAAACTGGACTAAATCTACACTTGCAACTTTATCAAGTCCTACCGTGCCGATGAAGTGGCACAAGGGTTGGACAGATGAACAGGTTTCCGCACAGATCGCAAGTGGCATAGGCGCACTTATTAGTCCGTACCAAACCGGAGGAACCTGGTGGACGTACAGACTAGTTCAATCTATAAATGCGCTTACACCGGTTGCAACTGACTGGCGTGAAAGTGGTGCCCTAGGAGAACCTTGGCTTCACATCGCGTCAAGTATCGAGGAAATGTCAGCGGATGAAAGAAACAAGCTGGCAAAGGAACAAAGAGAAACGTACGTACAGTCAATTCCAAACAAGCGGGATGCGGCAGTTATGCTATCAGACTCACTTGAGATATTTAGTAGAAAGGCATAGCAATGGGAATATTGTTTGAAGGTTGGTTAAGAAAAACACGTGATCTTCAAAAAGATGTCTATTTCATCAACTACGATGAGATGGAGGGTGACAAGCCAAACAACATCCGCAGGTTAGTTGAATACATGCGGTGGAACATGCTTGCCATCGACGATGAACTTGCCGAGATGCGCCAGGCGATCTCGTGGAAGCCTTGGCAGCACGATGAACCTTACGCTGATCGCGAGGAGATCGTGAAGGAGGCGGTTGACGTTCTTCACTTTGTTGCAAACATAATCGTTGCGGCGGGTGGAACAGACGAGGTACTTGATCGTCTATACCTAGAGAAGATGGAAAAGAACAAGAAGAGACAACTAGAAGGATACGTAGTAAAAAGCAAGGGTGTCAAGTGCATCATCTGTTATCGAGCAATCGATGACGTAGGGGTTGGTAAGCAACCTGAGATGTGCAGTAAGTGTCTACCTAAGGACGAGGAGGAATAAAATGCCAGAGGTAAACTTTGACTGGGTTAAAGGTCAAATGCAGGAGGCAAAGGTTAAGGTTGGTGTTGGAACTGCCATACTTAAGCTACTTGAAACCTGGAACGAGATGAAGTTATCTAGTAACCAGGTAAAGGAAACCGTCGAGTTGTTTACAAAGCTTGCGGTGAACCACTCGATACTTCCAGATAAGCCAGACGAGGTATGGACTGACGCTCAACCAGGCGCCATACTTGTCGGTGATGAGGTACGTGTAAAGAGTGATGCGTACGACGGAGATACTGGAGTTATGCACAACGGAAGACGCGGAAAGGTAGTCGCGGTACGCTACGGCGACATAATCTTTAAGTCTAACGACAACAAGGAGCCGGTTCTTGACGGCACACACTACACACCGTATCAACTACAGAAGAGAGTTCGCTAGTGAGACTTTCTATCGACTACATCGTCTCAGGAAAGAACCTTGCCGAGGTTAGGGACAAGGCTACGGCCGAGTGGAGACGTATCATGGGAAATGAAAACGAGGATCTACCTGCTCTTGCCGAGATGAAGCTACGCGGCAACGAAGATGGCGGAGACCTCATCGGATATGTAACTGTAAATACTAAGCTGGAGGACTAGGTAACATGGCAGATAATACTGAAAATACACTTCCACGCGTTGAGGCTCTTAGGCAGGCTGCCGCGTTAATTTCTGGGTCGAGAGACACAGACTACGGAGGACCATACGATAACTTTGGGCGCATAGCCGAGTTTTGGTCTACCGCGTTTGGAAGAAAGTTTACACGTAGAGACGTGGCAACCGCGTTGATACTTGTAAAATTATCTAGAGACGCAGGAGAAGGATCACCTTATAAGCCAGATACCTGGATAGACATCGCCGGATACGCAGGCTGCGGCTACGAGGTTGGACTAAAAGAAAACACCGCGGAATAGGCAGGACATCCGCGGTGAAGGCGGTATACAGTCCTTCCGTGGCTAACTAGGAGAGGTGTACACTTGTCTGATCTTAACTTTATTGACTGTAACGGTCTTGCCGGCTTCATGAGCCTAGGCTTTGTGCAGTCAGGCATGGAGATGAAACTACGCACTGGAACATTAAACTTTGGAAATCCGGTTGCCGAGGCTAACCGTCACCACCTTGGAGATAACTGGACGCATCACTTCTCAGATGATCCAGGCGAGTGGCCGGTTAAGAAAACTGACGTTGTCGTAGGTTGTCCTCCGTGCTCCGGATGGTCGGTGTGGTCGGGTGAGGCTAACCGTGGGCCTGACGCAAAGGCACACGAGCATACGCGGGCGTTTATGCGCTACGCAGGTAGAGTTGCTCCAAAGGCAGTTGTGTTTGAGTGTGTACAGCAGGCTTACACACAAGGTAGAGACGTAATGAACAGCTACCGACGCATGGTCGAGGATGTATCAGGTAAGAAGTATGATCTTTATCATGTAAAACACAACAACCTGCAGGTCGGTGGATTTTCATATCGCCCAAGATACTTCTGGGTAGCGGTAAGAAGTGGAATTAAGTTTAACGTGCCACACACGGAGCCAAAGGAACTTCCAAGAATTATGGACGTCATTGGAGATCTTGCAAAGATGCCGCAGTCATGGAACGAGCAAAGATACGTTGCTCCCGCAAGTAAGTGGGTTAAGCATCTAAGATCAAAGAGCGGAACTGTAAACGGTCACATGGGAAAGACCAACATACACGCTCAACGTATCGAGGAGGTGTTTGACATCATTGGAAACGAAGGTTGGCAAGGTAACGGTGATCTTGGCGGTGCGATTAAGAAGGCAGTAGACATGAACAACGGAGAGTTTCCACAGAAGTGGATCGACATATCTCCTAGAGTTTTACGCAAGAACTTTAAGCTAGGTTTCTCACAGCCTTATCGATGGAAGGAGGATCACTGGTGTAACGTTCTCACCGGATCCGCGCTAGATCACGTTATTCATCCAACCGAGCCAAGACTTATCACCCACCGGGAGGCTGCACGCATGCAGGGACTTCCTGATGACTGGGACATTGAGAGCGTTAGAGATTACTCGTCCTTATCAGCGGTGTGGGGCAAGGCTGTTGCGGTGCAGGCTGGAAAATACATCGCAACCGCGATAAAAAACTCGCTAGAGGGAAATCCTGAGGGAGATGCTCCTGAAAAAATTGGAGATCGAGAATTTTTAATCAACGCAGATAAGGACTTCTCCCGACACGCG